GTCAGTTGTGTCATACTTTTCTCCTTTCTTTGAGTTCAAGAGCCATAGTTATATCACGCCACGTCTTTCGTGTCAAGCCAGTTAGGCCCGATTTTTGCTTCTAAAAGAAGTGGCACATTCATATTGACGCCCCAGCGACGTGCTATCAGATGCGGCAGTTCATCGTTAGTTGACTGTATAATATCAATAACCGCCTGTTCCTCGTCTGGGTGTACATCAATCACGATGCTGTCATGCACGGTGTTTACAATACATGACTTCATACTTTCCAGTAGGCCATCAATGTACAGCAAGACCACCGGCACAATATCAGCCGTTGCGAATGACTGCACCGGGTAGTTCTTGATCTGTGTAAAGTTGGTGACTCTGCCGCTAGATTTTCTCTTCACATCAGGGAAAGAAAACTGTCTGCCTGATGGGGTAGTGATCATGCCAGTAGTCATAGCCTCTTTAGCCAGTCTGGAATGCCAAGCTGCGATCCCTTTGTACTTCTCTGTGAAGTGGCTGTAATACTCTGCTTCCGCTGGAGTTCGTCCAAAGCCCGTTGCGCCGTAAAGCGGTGCGAACGTATGCGCCTTTGCAGTCTGGCGATCCGTAGGTTGACCAGCATCGGTAATAACCTTAGCGGTGTATGAGTGTACATCAAATCCAGTAGATACTTCATCCATTGCTACTCCATCTTGTGATAGGAACGCTGCTGCACGGAACTCAAGCTGTGCGAAGTCAGCTTCCATAATCTTTCCATCTTTCCACCTAGATACGAACACTTTCTTGACAGGGAAGGTGTTGCCTCGTGGCATGTTCTGCATGTTTGGGTCTACGCTGGACAGTCGTCCAGTAGCAGCACGGTGCTGCAGCAACCTGACATGAAGCATGCCGTCCTGCTTGGTGAATGTAGTGATACCATCAACAAAGGATGACAGGTAGGTATCAATAGCAGACAGCCTCCTAATCTTAGCTAGGAACTCCTCTGCATCTGTCATGCCCTTACCACGTGCCACTGCCTCTAGCTTCTCAAGGCTCTGCTTGTTCGTGACAAAGCCATTGGCTGATGCCCACTTTGCGGACGGCGGCTTGAACCGTAGACCGGCAACTTCTTTGGTGGGCCGGAAATGATAGCCAATACCAGAGCATGACTTACACATGGTCTCTCTAGCAAACGGTGTGCCGTCTTTTTTGGTACGACGAACCTTACCTTTGCCATTACACTCACCACATCTCTCAGCAACAGTCTTATACACACGCTCAGTACCTGCACTGACCAGTGAATTGAAGTCGGCCTGATCCATGTATGGGTCAATAGTGTTGGCCCAATACTGTTTGTCACGAACCCTACGGCTATAGATAATCCAAGACAACTGCTCTGGGCTGTTTAGATTGATAGGCGTATCACCCATGAGTGATCGAACCTGCTCACTCAACTCCTTTGTCAGTGTATTCTTTTCATTAACGTAGTCCTCTCGCACAGACTCAAGCTGCTCAAGGTCAACACTGAAACCATTGCGGTATATCTTAGCCAAACACACTGACATCTGATTAGACAGGATGACGCTTGTCATAAGGCTGCTGTACTCAGGGCTGTTCAACTTACGATACTGCAGGTCAGATAACTCCTGTGTCGCATGCAGGTCAGCGGAAAGATATTCATACAGTTCATCTATGGGGATGTCACGTGTTGTATATCCCTTTTTGAAATATTCTTTCAGTGTGTCCTGCTTCTGTGTATCCAGCTCATAGCGTTCAGCACAAGCCTCAAGAGACAGTGGCTCCTTGATACCACGCTGCAGTACATACTCAGCCAGCATCGTGTCGAATACCGGGCCGTCATACTTGAAGCCTGACTCCCACAGCCACAACAGATCGTGTGCTGCGTTGTGCATGATCAGCACAGTAGCCTCGTCAAGAAACATCTGCACACGATCATGGTAGTCGTGCTGACTTTCATGCTCTGCGTGATCGAATGGGAAGTGGTGTTCCACTCCCGCATCCGTCAGCACACCAACCATCGTGAGGCTGTTAGACGGCTCGAATGGGTCGAGGTGCATCTTGCCGCCACGATGGGTTACAGTGTTCTCTACATCAAGAGTTACTTTCATGTCAGCCCTCAACCATCTCCGTCATGTCCAGTGGTATCTGGTAGAAGTACTCACCCTTGCGCACACGCTTGTTAGGAACCTCTACTGGTGTCAGTTTCTTGACATCATCTGACCAGAAGGTGAATGCACGAGTAAGCTGCTCGTTCCAGATGAAGAACAGTGTACGTTCTTTCAGAAACTTACTCTTGCGTTCTGGCAACTGGACATTAGGGAATGGGAAGCTGTCTGTCTTCCAAAGCACCTTCACCTCACACTCGACCATGAACTCGTTCATCTCTGACTTTGCTATCAGGTCTTGTGCGTAACGATTAGGATGCTCGACAACTTGATATCCCAAGCCTCGCAGATATTCTGTAGTCTTGTCCTTCGCCTTCTGGTCATAGAGGGCGTAGTCGATCTGGCTAAACTGTTTACGTATCATACTGTATACCTCGCTGTTTGGTTTTCCAGTTCGCAGTGTACCACACAATGCACCCCGGTCAACTTGTTTTTAACAATATTCAGATGACGCTGATTATCTTCTTCATCAGCCCCCTCCACGATTGGGTTCTTTGCGATCAGAACCATCAGGTCAGCCTCTGCTGCCTTGCCTGTACGTGAACCCTCCATCATGCTCTGGTTGAGCAGTACCTTGCCCTCTGCCTCTGCAGATAGCTGGGACATGTAGAACATGGCACAGTTGTACTGCTTCGCAATCATACGAGCATGAATGGCATTGGCCTTGAGTGCTTCGTCAGTACGAGCAAAGCCGCCTGTCCGGGCAAACTTGTCACCCATGTCAAGCAGAACGATGTCCGGCTTGTATGACTTACAGATGCTTTCTACCCATGCCATGTCCCGGCCAGTGGCATCCTTGATCTTGATACGCTCCTTGACAGGGGCATACAGGTCACGTGCCTTGCTAGGGTTCTTCTTGATCTCCTGCATGGTCATGCCGGTAGCAGCCGTCAAGTAACGTGCGCCGACACGATGGTAGCCCTCCTCATTACAGAGGATGATGCAGTTGGCACCCTGATGTGCGAAGCCACCGGGACTGGCAATCAGGCTGGCATGGAACGATGTCTTGCCTGTGTTTGGCCTTGCGCCAATCTCAATCAGATGGCCGTCGTTCACGCCCTCCACCTTACGTGCGAGGCTAGGGATATTGAACGTCCACCGTGCCTCAAGGTCATTACGAGCAAGCAAGGTTTCAAGGTCAATGTCTTCCCAATCCACATTCAGGTTAGGCGTGAAGTCCTCTGCGTACTGCTCAAGCAGCAAGCGCAGTGGCTCAAGTGTAGACCTGTCACCGTTGACGTAATCAACGCCCAGCCGTGCAATGTCTTCACCGACAACCTTCTGAAACAGCTTTGATAGCACTTCCTGTGCTACGTCGCCACCCATCGGCTGCTCACGCTTGATCTTCTGGAACAGGCCACTGAAGACCTGCTTCTCTGCCGTAGTCATGGCAGGGTTGTTGGACAGCAGCAATGCTTCAACTTCATCCGGTGTCACAGTACGTGAGTACCTGTCCATTGCTACGTCGATAGTCTTCTTGATCTTCTGCGCATCTTTGCTGAACAGTCGATCAGGACATCTTGCTCCACGATGATCGTCGTAGAACTCTTTGTCCATCATACTTCTAATCAGTGATAATTCCATTGAGATTCTCCATATCTGTCGGGTTACGATATTTGAGGTCGTCTTCAAGACGCAGGACACGAACATCGTTTACATGTCCTCTGAGTTCCTTACTGAACTCTATTGATTTAGTCAACGCATCGGGGTCAAGTGCGATGATTGCTGTTGAGAACTGCGAGAGAAATCCTTTATGCGATTCCTGCAGAGACGTGCCAAGAAGCGCAACCCCGACAAAGGACGTAGAACCGTAACCAACAACGGCAGCACTCACGCAGTCCTCAACAACTACGGCGACATTACCACGACCACATGTGTATGGCAAGCCACTATTTCCATATCTTCTCCATTTAGGCTGAATATTTTTCATGGCCCGGCCTGTCGCATCGACAAGCTGGCCATCGTGCATGATGGGGAACACGATACGATCCTCCTTCACATCATACATCAACCCAAGTTCTTCAGCGTCAATCTGATACAACTCAGATGCCCACTCAGCAATGTCATATGTACGAGGTATGACAAACTCCGGTAGTGAGAATGGTTCATCCTTCTTTGCGGGACGGCCATCTAGCTTGGCACGTATGTCATCCACAGACATAGGCACTCGTGTTGCTCCCTTGACGTTGCACGAAGCCTTGTAGCAGTTCCAGAGCAGCTTGCCCTCACTATTCGTGATTGTGAATGTCTTGATACCACCACAGTTAGGACAATTCACTCTCTTTGAATCACCTACAGCTAAGTCTACATCAACTATAAGATCACTTACAGTGTTATATATATTATACATGTTATTCACTCTCCTTTGCGGCAGTTGAAGTGCTTGTAGCATGGATTCGACGTTCCGTCAAAGCTAAATTCGCACTCTTCAGTGTATTTTTCATGTACGGCTTTACTGAACTAGGGTTAGCATGTCCTGTAACCGACATAATTTGTGCCATACCGACACCTGCCTCAACCATTTCAGTTGTACCAGTACGACGTAGGTCAGATAGTCGCAGTTCCTGTGGTAAGCCAGCGTCATCCATCACTCTACGTGCATATGTGGGCAATTTGTGCAAGCTGTACGGCCTGAACTCACCCTGAATGGCATAGGGACGTGGGGCAACGTACTTTTGGAAGCCAAAGTCCTCTTCTTGCTGCTTCAACATGTCGCACAGGTCATCGTCAATGGGAAGATGTACGTCAGCTTTACGCTTTGACTGCTCAATTTGTACAGTCTGGTTATCAAAATTGATACTCTCCCACTCCAGCAGTCGCATGTCACCAAGACGCTGACACCATGCATACGCCATGTGTGCAATCAGCCCAATGTTACGTGTGCTAAAATCGCTGTAGGCGGCGTCTAAGAACTTTTGTATATCATCCCTACCCCAGACAGTCTTACGCCTCTCAGGCGTCCTCCTACGCACGTTAGCGAAAGGATTTATGACACACATCTCCATGCGTAAACCGTGATTGAAAACAATACACGTTGCTGACATGACATGATTAGCCATATGAATACCTTTCTCGCACCACTTATTGTACGCAACCTTCGCCACACGTGTTGGCAAAGATGTATAGTCGAAGGTGGACAGAGACTGTCCGTCCACCTCAGTGTTGAGCATTACGCCGATGAAGTATTGATATTGTTTCTTAGTTTCATCACGTAAATTCCTGTAATCATAGGACTTGTAGTAGTCCTGCACGAGACTTGATAACTCCATCAGTATTTCCTTTCGTACACTTCAAAGCCAAATTCTTGGCAGTATTCTTCTACTGTTTTCAGTTTTGGTGGTAACCCAGATTCAAGACGAATGTTCTTTTTCAAATCCATAAGGACTTCTTGTTCTGAAGAATACTCACCATACTCAGAAGTTGTGTAAAGGTAATCGCCAATGCCGTCTGGATCAAAGCCTTCCCCATCATAGTATTTTTTTAGGATAAAAGAACTTTGAGGCTTGACAATAGTGGAGCAAACACCTCTAGGCTTTTTGCGCCATCTAAGGTAATCGTCTACAAAGTAAACTTTGCTTTTAATTACCCAAGGTAGCCAAGGGGAGATGTCTACCCAATCAGCAAACATCTCCCATATATAACTAACAGGATTACGCATCACGCAGCTTGACCTGTCTGAAGTTCAGACAACTGACGGAACTGCGGGGTAGCAATCCACTTAGCTACCTCTTGTTCACGTGACCACATGGATGTGGCAGCAGTGTCATTGCCTGTGTTCTTCAGCGAAAAGCCATTACGCTCGTCTGCATAGCTGGCATAGTTCGTGAAGGCAGAGTACAATGCCCACTTGTTGCAGCCACGGTTGGCAACTTCCTGACACCAGAGACTGTGCATCTTCTGTGACTTACGGTCAGACTTGATGATGCTTTCAATCAAAGCCTTCACGTTGACAGTGGCAAGGCTAGTCTCAGCCCACTCCTGATACAAGTCAGCAGTGTTGTGGAAGTCAGAGACAGTGTGCTGAAGTTCGTCAATGAACGTCTCCAGATCAAAGCCGCTGGTGTTCTTACGTTTGATCTTGTCGTAGTCACCAGTAATCATACCGTTGGTGCAGAAGAAGTCGATAGCACCGTAGTAGACCTGATTGGAGCAGCTACCGTCGATACCGTGCAGGGCAATGAGCCGGGGTGCGATGGTGGTCGCATGCTTGTCTGTCTCAATCTTACGAAGGACGTTGGGCATACGCATATCCATCTTAACCCACGCATTGTTACGTGCGGTATTGTAGCTGATGTTCATGCTGTCACAGAACTCCTCTCCAAGATTCTCAGAGATGGCATTGTGCGCACGAGTGAAGAAGTCACCGTGGCTGGCACATTTGAAGCCGCTGCCAACGATGCCAAGGTATTCACCTGTGTCACCGTTGATGACATACTTGGACTTGTCATACTTGGTTGGTTCAAACTCCACAGGGAAGTTGATGTGATCAGGAACGATCTCGTTTGCAGTAAAATCAAGAGGCATAGCAGTTCTCCTTTCATGGTTGTTAACTGTTGCTCTGTTATATCACTATGATATCACAAAGTCAACGCTGCTAGTACAAAAAAGATGATCAGTGCGATAATAATATCCACTAATCCCACCTGTAGAACATGTGGTCACCTATCTGTACGACAGGCGTCTTGCTATCTGCCCACTCAGGCAGGACATAGGTTGCGTGGTAGTGTGTAGCACCCTCAACAAAGTCATCAAGGTTGCCAGTGTGTACGCCCTGTGCAATCACTAGGGCTTGTTCCCATGCTGTCTGGTCAGGTGTCTTGTCTGACTTACCGTCACAGTACCAGCTAAACTGACAGCGATGACGCACAGGAAAGTCTTGCTTCCATGCGTATGTCGGGCCTTGCGTGACCACATCACATACGTTGTCGGGGTATCTGTCATCCCGCACCCTGTTCATGACCACTTGAGCCACCGCAACCTGCCCAATAAAGGGCTGGTCACGGGCCTCGTGGTACACGTTGAGTGCAAGGCACACAAGTGCTTCTGCAAACATTAGTCAGCATCCTCCTCAATCCACTGATAGTCAGCGTATTGGTTCCTACTGCCGTGTTCACACTGCGGCTGGTCAAGGCCCATAAGGCGACCAAGGAACAGGTCAACGCAGTCAAGGTTCTGGATGACATCGTAAGTGATATCAGCCTTCTCGTCTGTGGTGCGGTTGAAATCCTTAATGGCGTTGATGGCCTTACGCATACGTTCAATCTCGTAGCCGTTCAGTTCAAATGTGATTGTCTTTGTCATGTCATTTCTCCTTTCAGTCACAGGATTCAAGGCGGGTGATTACAGCCACCCACAGCTTCCTATCTTTATCATAGTACGCAGGTTTGTCAAGTCTGGTGTCATACCCTAGCGGATGAAACATGTGCCAGTAATGCTCCACCTTACGAGCAAGGGTGTCCATCTCATCCGCAGTTAGTTCAACCTTTATCGTTCTGTTAGCCATCTTGGTATCTCCCTCAGTTTGTATTTACCACACCACTCAGTCGTGTCGTACTTCCAGCGGTAGTAGTTTCGGTACGCTTCAATAGGCCACTGCTCATCTGTTTTGAAATGGTCATTGCCTTTGCCAAAACACTGTGGATGCTTTTCGATGTGACCCTCTGGAATATGTATAGCAAGCTCTTTGAGCCGTGGCAAGAGCAAAGAACACTTGTGTACCTTGCCGTAACGCTTTGTATA